GAGGGTGACAAGATGGTTGCGTTTGCACTTCTGGATCATTACAACGCAAAAATAAAAAAAGTATTTCCGACAAACAGAAGAGTTGTAGCTATGACAGGGCTGTCGTACAGACAAGTTCAGCGTTCAACAAAAAAGTTTCATGAGTATGGGGTAATAGAAAAAATGTCAAACAAAGGTAAAAACTTTTACAAGCCTAATGTGACCTGGAAGCTCGAAGACATAGGTAAAACTACGACACAGCCGTCACCCAGGGATGACAAGGCTGACATGGGTAGTACGACACAGTTGTCACCTCCATCTAAACCTACTTCTCTAACTAGTAATATAAACATAGATGGGCTACTCAAGAACCTGGCTAAACAGAAAAGTTTAGCTTATAGAAATGTTGTTGACAGTGGTTACACCTACCAGCAAAACATGGATAGGAAGTATCGTAAGATGATGGTCACCAGACTATCAGCTGATAACTATTCGGAATGGTTAAAGACTTTAGAGAATAGTGAAACCAGAGATCAGGCTATTGATTATGCCAGGTTGTTATGCGGCAAGTAAAGAACCTACAAAGAACTGTTATTGAAGTTGGTGCTAATGATTTATGGTTATGGTTTGAAGAAAGTATTCGTACAGCTAGACGATTACCAGCTGTAAAGCCTAAAGGATATAAAGCTGCATGGGTTGATATTCCTACTGATTGGCACTCTTACGGCTGGGAAAGAGCTAAGATAAAACTACCTCCTCCGTCTGGTAAGCAGCTATCCAGGTTAGATTTAGTCATGGCTTTGCTGGCTGTGGTTGATGAAGAGGATAGAAGAAAGCTGGTCTGGATGAGAGCCAGGAAGTATCCCTGGAAGAAGCTGGAGTATATGTTTGGTAAACATCGCTCTACCCTGGCTAAGTATCTGAGAGATGATTTGTACCGAATGACCTTGGTGTTGAACACTGATAAAAAGATTAGACAGAAACTACAATTTTGTATATAAAATTAATTAAGATCGAATATCTTCGCTCTGAATTCAAAATAATCAAAACATGGTAGCAAGACCGTCAAGGAAGATACCTTGTGGAGCTGCACGCAAGTATGATGGCAAACCATGTCAAGCGAAAGCATTAGCTAACGGAAGATGTTATTTACATGGTGGACTTAGTACAGGACAAAAAACAATCGAAGGTAAAGTCAAAGCTCTCAAAAATCTCAGGCAGTACAAAAGCTGGAGCGATGAAGAACTTAGACGATACTGTGAAAGAAGATATTTTAGTTAACTTGATGATGGGTATGACGTTGACAAAGATCTGTAGTCAACCAGGCTTTCCATCACTAAGTACGTTGTACAAGTTAATGGCTAAAGATGAAGAGCTTAACTTGAAGATAAGCACAGCAAGAACGAATGGTTCACAAACTAAGTTAGACATTGCTACTGACATGATGTTGGAGCTGCGAACTAAACCAAACATTACACATCAAGAAGTAACTTTGGTAAACAACCTGGTGACTCATGCCAGGTGGGAAGCATCAAAGCTCATACCAAACTACAATGATAAAGTTATTAACGAACATAAGGGAGATGTTCAGTACAGGATTGGATGGGAGAATGATCCAATTTCTACACAGAAGAAAAAGATTTCCACGCACACGACATGAGGTTCGATGACAGCTGTGTCACACACCGTGTCACAAATTGTTTTTTTTCTTTTGTTATTGCGAGAACTTAGCGGTTGTACAAACCGCTTGACTTCGTTGCCAGGTAAAAAATTATTTTGTTTGCAGCGATATAGCTACGTTTTTGAGATTTACTACCCCCCACCCCCCCAAAAACACGTGGCTATTACGTAATATATATATATCCCAACTTCAACAGCCACACGAACAGACAATGAAACAGCAGAACATCACGATACCTTACACACCTCGTCAACCGCAGCGTGAGATACACAATGTTTTAGATGAGTATAGATATGCCGTTATAATAGCTCACAGACGTCTTGGAAAAAGTTTGTGTGCGATTAATCATTTAATTAAGTTTGCGTTCACTCACACGCTTCCAAACGTGCGTATGGCGTATATTTCACCCCAGTTTAAACAAACTAAATCTATTGCCTGGGATTATGTAAAACAGTTTACCAAAGAGATACCTGGCATTAAGTATAACGAAACCGAACTGCGATGCGATTTCCCTAACGGTGCCAGGTTGACTCTTTATGGAGTCGATGCAAACCCTGATGCACTCCGTGGAAATTACTATGACTTTGTTGTGATGGATGAAGTGCAGTTAATATCAGAAGATGTTTTCCCGACCGTTATATTGCCAGCACTAGCAGATAGAAAAGGGAAATGTTTGATGATTGGAACTCCGAGATCAACCAGAAACTATTTGTATGAATTATATAAAAAAGCAAAGTCTGATGCTTCCTGGTTTTGTAAAATTTATAAAGCAAGTGAAACGAATTTAATTGATAAGTTTGAACTAGAGCAGCTCAAGCAGAACATGACCGATGAAGAGTACCGTCAAGAATTAGAATGTGACTTCTCTGCTGCTATCAATGGATCTATTTACGGAAAGATTATTGATAAGTTAGATGCGGAAAACAGAATTACAAAAATAAATTATGATGTCGGATACCCCGTACACACTGCCTGGGATCTAGGTATTGCTGATGAGGGGATCGTTGTTTTTTTTCAAGAAATAGGAAGACAGATATATTTTATTGATAGCCTGGCTAAATCAGGAGAAGGTTTACCCTGGTTTGCTAAAGAAATAAAAAATAGAGATTACGTCTACGGTAGGCATTTTGCACCACATGATATTGAAGTTAGAGATTTCTCAAATGGTTTATCCAGAAGAGAAGTAGCCTACCAACTAGGAATACGATTTCAGGTAGCACCGAAGCTCGCAGTCGAAGAAGGAATACACATTACTTCGATGATGTTAGCCAGGAGTTACTTTGACCAGGAGAAATGCGAAACATTGATTGATGCACTTCGTCATTATCATCGTAAGTGGTCTGTGAATAATAAATTTTTTTCGAAGCCACAACATGACTGGAGTTCACACTTTTGTGATGCCGTCAGAGTAGCAGCAGTTTCTTTAACAGAGAATGTTGCTGGAAAAAAACCGCCACAAGTGATGGCGCAAAACGAATATCAAGTATTTGGAGTAAGTTAAAATGGGATTTTTAAAACCAAAAGTTGTAATGCCACCGCCAATGCCAGATCCAGCACCAATGCCAACACCCCCCGATCCAGAAGGTGTAGAGGAAACGGAAGCATTAGAAGAAGAACAGAAAAGATTAAGAAATAAAAAAGGAAGAAAAGCAACAATACTGACGAGTGTCTTAGGTGATACAACAACACCTGAATTAAAATCACCGTCATTGTTAGGAGGATAGAATGGGATTTTTAAGAAGTAAAAGCTCTCCGCC